GGCGACCAGGGCGGTGTTCTTCTGCCACGCGGCGTCACCGTCGGCCAGCGAGGTGCGTAGCAGGTCGCCGGCGTTCGCCATGTTGAGCAGGGCCCGGGTGACGCGGACGTCGGACTCGCCGAGCTTCTCCAGGGTCCCGAAGACGTTCTCGCCGCGCTGGGCCATGCCGCCGAGGCCCTCGGTGAAGTCCGCGAGCGCGGAGGCGGGGTCGGCCTTCCAGCGGGCGGCGAAGTCGTCGGCGGTGGTGCCGGCGACGCGGGCGAACTCGTCGAGCTTCGCGCCGCCGGTGTCGACGGCCTTGGAGATGTCGATGAGAACGTTGGAGATCGCGGAGCCGCCGGCCTCGACCTCGATGCCGGACGAGGCGAGCGCGTTGGCAAGTGACAACACCTGGGCTTCGGTGAGCCCGACGATCGCGCCGGCGCCGGCGATGCGCTGGCCCATCTGGATGATGTCGCGCTCGGTGGAGGCGCCGGAGTTGCCCAACGCGACGAGGGTGGCGCCGAGCCGGTCGACGTCGCCCGGTGCGGTCTGCATGACGTTCATCAGCTGCGCGATCGACGTCGCAGCCTCGTCAGCGGACAGGTTGGTGGTGTCGCCGAGCATCACCATGACGCGGGTGAAGTCGACGATGTCCTTCGTGTGGACACCGAGCTGGCCGGCAGCCTCTGCCACGGCGGCGATCTGGGTGTGCGACTCCGGCATCGTCTTGGCCAGCTGTCGCAGGCCAGCCTCGACCGCGTCGAGCTCGGCCGGGGTGCCCGACACGGTCTTCGTGACCCCAGCCCAGGCGGTCTCCCAGTCGATCGCGGCCTTCGTCATCAGCGCCGACGTCGCGACGAGCACGGCGCCGGTCTTCAGCAGGGACGACCCGACTAGATCCCACTCAGAGCGGTGCTCGCGGAGGTTCTTGCTGAGCTTGCCGACCGTGGTGCCGGTGCCGTCGAGGTCGGACTTCGTGGCCTTGGCTTGCTTGGACGTGCGGCCGAGCTCCTCGCGGGTCCCCTTGACCGCGGCCGTGCCCTCGTTCCACTCCTTCTTGAACTGTGCCATCTCCGCGCGGAGGCGGACGATCGTGGAGCGGACGACTGACGACAAAGCCCTCGCCCCCTGCCCGGTTGTGTAGTTGAATGACGGGCATGACTGATGGGGCGACACAGGGCGGCACGACACCCGGCGGGCGGCTGATCCTGGCGCTCCTCGTCGCGATCCCCGGCCTGTTCCTCGTGTTCAAGGGCGGCGGGTTCGGACTGGCTCTGGGGATCGTGCTGCTGGCTTTCTCGGCGTACCAGCTGGTGATCGCGGCGATCGGCCAGGCCGCGCGCGATCGCGCCTAGTTCTCGTACACCTCACGCTCGACCGGGTGGTGGCGCTCCTCGCTGCGAGGGTGCCTGACCACGTAGTAGTGCAGGCCCTTCTCGGTCTTCTTCCCGGCCTTCTCCGACTCCAGCGCCGCGCACGCCTGGCACTGCACTTCCTCGGCGATGTAGTCGTGCTCGCGGGAGTCCGACTCGACCCATACCTCTGACTTCGGGAACCCGCAACCGGGACACTGGGCGTGCTCGAACAGGTGGAGCGCTTTCGCCATCTCCCTGTCGCGGTCGTTCCATCCCTTGCCGTCGTCGTCGGCGTAACCGAGGAACACCGACGGGCGTATGCCCAGAGAACGGGCCGTCTGCAGGGCGAGGACTAGGTCGGGTCGCCCTTCGAGTTGTTGCGCAAGAAAGGGGCCGGGATCACCGGCTCCTGCAGCGACGCGAGCTGTGACGCACCGATGAGCTTGATGTACTGCACCTCACCGAGCCGCTGCCGCAGCTTCGCGAGCTGGGCCGCGGTGATCGCCGGCTTCACGATCGTGACCTGGTCGTCGGCGAACTCGGCCTCCATGGTGCGACCGTCCGCGAACTCGATCTTCAGCACCGTGCGCTCGAGCACGGCGTAGTTGCGGCCGTCGACGTTCGCGTCGTACGCCGCGACGGCATCCTTGTAGGCCTTCTTCGCCGCGGCGTCAGCGTCAGCCTCCGGCGCCTTCGGGAGCTCCTCGTCGGGGTACTTCTCCGACAGCTCCTTGGAGTCCGCCTGGGTGACACCGCGGACCGTCCACGTGGACTTCGACGCCTGCCACTTGTTGTAGAGGTCGACCATCTGCTCTTCGATGTCGGCGACCTTCGAGTCCGACATCGAGGCCTCTTCGGACTCCGCCTCGGCCTTGGCGATCTTGAGGTCGCGCTCGAGCTTCTCATACTCGGCGAACAGGCCGGGGTTGCCGTAGATCTCGATCGACTTCTGCGACAGGGTCGCGCCGCCGATCCAGGCGTCGAACGCTGCGCCGAAGTCCTCGGGCTTGATGGTGGAGTCAGTGGTCTCGGTCATGGGGTGCTGCCTTTCACGGAGTGGTCACGGAGAGGAGAGCGGGGTGTTGCACCCGCCCGGACGCCTCCGTGTTGCGCCCGGGCGGGTGGTTCGTGCGGGACCGGTCAGGGGCCGGCGACGGCGGCGATGTCGGGCCACGCCTCCTGGACCTGGCCGGGGATCCGGCGCTTGATGTAGCCCGACTCGTCGGACGGCATCTGCGACTGGTCGAGCTGGATGCGTGCACCCAACGAGATCTCGTCAGTCGCGGCCCAGGCCTCGTCGGATCGCTTCGACGTCTCGCGCAGGTACGCCCACACCTCGGAGCCCTTGGTGTTGACCGCCTGGTAGACGTTGTCGCCGCCGGACGGGTCCGAGGCGCCGAGTCCGGTGAAGTAGCGCCAGACCGACATGCCGAACTGGTAGTTCGACGCACCGAGTGCGTTGGCGTTGTTCTCCTCGGACTGGGCGCGCTCGGCGATCGTGTCGGAGTCGGTGGCTCCGAACACGAAGTCGGACGCGAGGATCCGCGGTGAGGCCTGGATCCCGGCGTTGAGCTCGGTGACGGTGGGTGCTTCCGGATCGTCGGGCTCGGTGGTGAGGATGGTGAACTTGCGCCGACCTGCAGACAGGGAACGGGGCATGGTGATCTCCTTACTTCTCCCCGGGCTGCGGGGCTCCTGTGTTGGTGTCTCCGTTGGTGGAGTCGGTGGGTGCCGGCTTGACGGCCTCGACAAGCCCGCGCAGCTGCTCGGCGGTGTCGTCGTCGTTCACCTCGATGACCTGGCCGTTGCCGGCCGCGATCGAGTCGGTGTTGAGGCGGTCGATCTCGGTCAGGACCTCGGTGCGCTCCTGGTGCTCGACGAGCCGGGCCTGCTTCTCGGCGACCTTCCCGGTCTTGGGGAGGCCGGCCGCCTCGAGCGCCTCGTCGAGCTGCTTGCCCTTCAGCTCACCCTCGGCGGCCTTCGCTGCGGCGATCTCATCGGCGGTGGCGTAGTCCCGGGCGTCGGGGCCGGGTGCCTGGTTGACCCCGTCCGGGGCGACCTGCGGGATCCCGGGGTCGGTCCTGGTGAGGTTCGCCGAGAGGTCCTCGTGGTCGAACCAGTGCTCGGGGACGCGGCGCTCCTTGCCGGTGCGCGTGTCCCACGCGGTGATGAGCTTTCCCATGGGTCCTCCTCAGGACGTCGATCGGTTGTTGGTGAGGTCAGGCGCCGACCTGCAGCACGTACGGCAGCTGCAGGTAGAAGCGCGGCGGCGTGAACCCGGTGCCCTGGCGGACGACACCGGGGTCGTAGTCCTGCTCGCAGGTGCCGACACTGTGGCCAGCGATGGTGGGCTGCCATCCGTTGAACAGGTCGTCGACGAGGTCGATCAGCGGGTCGACGAGCTCGGGCAGCCCGGCCGCGCAGGTCACCGAGAACCGCCACTCCAGGTCGACGAGCACCGACCGGTCCTGGGCGCGCTCATCACCAGGTGCGCCAGGTGCCGGCCACAGCACCGTGTACGCCAGGACCCGCAGGTCGCTGCCGTCGACCGTGGGCGGTGTCTCGGGGATCAGGGCCCGGTAGTGCGAGCAGTTCCCGATGGTGGCCAGCTGCGCCTCGGCGAGGTCGGCGAGCGTCGCGCGGAGGACACCCATCAGGCCAGGAACCCGCCGGCGATCTGCGCCATCGCGAGCTCGAGCTCGAAGGCGTGGCGATCGAACGCCGGCCCAAGGTAGGCGTGCGGTGCCATGTGCTCGGTGCCGCGCTCGACGTACTCGCCGTACTCGGCGGTGGGTCCGATGTCAGCGGTGACGCCGATGCCGTCGACCCAGGTCTCGTAGCTGATCGAGCTGCGGAGGAACCCCGTGTCGACCGGGGCGAAGAGCTGGGCGTCGCGCTTGATGTCGGCCGCGGTCTTCTGCACAGCCAGGCGTACGAGCGGACCGGCCTCGGCGGGGACGGCCTGCATGTCGAAGATAAGGCGGTCGAGGTCTGCGAAGTCGTCCACGACGGGCCTCCTACTCCGGGGCTGGGGCGGTGAGGTCGTCGACGGCGTACAGGTCGCGTTCCCAGATCTCGGTCCCGCGGCTGACCTTGCGGACCACGAGGCGGCGTTCGGGGAAGCTGGTGTCGCTGGCGTCGGTGATCTTGATGACGGCCTGCAGGGGGATCTCGGCGTCGCGGTGAATCACCACCAGGTAGCCGACCGTGACCTGGTCCTGGTCGGCGATGATCGTCGACGCGTCCTGGGAGTTCAGGACCTGCAGGCGGCACGGGCCGACGTAGATCGGGTTGATCGGGCCGCCCGGGGTGACGGTGAGGTCAGCGTGGGCGATCGCCTTCGGCGCAGTGTTCTGGGGCGGGTAGATCTCGCAGGCGCCGGTCCAGGTGCCTTCCATGACCTTGCCGTGCGACGCCGACCAGTTCTTCGGGATGACCCGGGTGCCGGGGCGTCCGTACGATCGCTTGGGGCGGGGCATCAGTACCCGATCGGCCAAGGTGCCAGCTCGGCTGGGCCTTCGCCGTCGCCGGGAATGATGTCGAAGGAGCCGTCGTCCTCGAGCTCGGTGTAGTGCTGGTCGCGCAGGGCCTGGGCACGCTTGCGGAGGGCGTCGGCGAGCTTCGCGCCGTCGGTTGCCACGTCTTGGGAGCGGAGGACCTTGGACGCGAGGGCCTCGTTGTCGGCGTTGGTGTCGATCGCCTGGGCTGCGGCGAGCTTGACGGCGCCGTTCTCCATGAGCAGGAATGCGGCGATCTCGACGTCGGTGAAGACCTCGTCGTCGGGGTCGACGTCGTTGAGGAGGAGTCGCACCTGGCCGGCGGGTGTGCTCGGGTCGTAGGTCATGGCGCTCCTCCGAGGTGTGGTGGCGGTGGCGCAGGAACGGCCATGGCAGGGACAGAAAGGAGGGTGCGAGCAGCCCCGGCGTTCCCCGCCACGGCATCCCCGGCCGAACCTTCAACGCGCGGTACTTCCAGACCCACGCTCGGCTCTTGCGTTGTTGACGCCCCGCCACCAGGCGAGGGGCTGCCCGGGCGG